TTCAATTGATTGAGAGCCAATAAGGTACTTTGACTATTAGCTAAAGGAATCGTTATCTTTTTCATAGCTTTAGACAAAAGACGCGCCTTATATCCGATAGAAGACTGAGGATCAAAATCTTCATCTAACATCTTGCGAGTAGGGGTTTGGGCAACACTGTCCCAAATAAAAACGACGCCTTCATCCAGCTCTCCGATAAGTTCCTCCATAGTTTCAAAAACATATTCAACAGACTTAGCTTGAACGTAAGCCACTCCCCCCAAATCACAACCTGCCTGCTCAAGAAAACCAGGACTGATAGCAGACTCTGAATCGAAATAGACAACTTGAAATCCCATCTTTTGAGCGTTTGCTGCAATTTGAGCAGCCATAAAAGATTTACCTGAGCTTTCTAGCCCAGCTAATTCTGTGACCTTACCAACAGGAATTCCAGCGTTGGTATTACCAATACAGATAATCTTATTGAGCCACGTTGAGCCAGTCGGAATCCACTGCTTCACTTCGGTTGGGTTATCTTTGGTCAAGTCATATGCCAAAGTTTCTCCAGCTTTCTTATTAATCAACTCGATTAATTTTGATGTGTTTAATCTACCATTTTTCTTTGCCATGAAGTCTCCTTATAACTTCTATAATATAATAACGTTGTCTTGGATGTCAAGAAATTCTTATTCTAGAAATAAATTTTCTTCATTGCTGTACCAAAATCTGTTTCCTTCGTGTCTATAAACTTGCCTCGGAGTGCTAACGTATACGAGTATTTATTTTTACTATGATATTTTATTCTAAAAACGACATAGCTCTCTCGCAGCGCTTCCGATAGTGAGGGTAATATATTATCCGACAAAGAATAAATATCATCACCAAGAATAATAAAATTGTCACCTTTTTCACTGTAATAACGCTGAATTAAATCTTTAGATACCGGAATCGTAGTAATATTTCCACTTAAGCTCTTTTCTCTGGGGCGTCCCACGTAAGATTCCCAAAACATTGCTGCAGAATCAGATGTTAACCGTGGTCCCTCCGGGAACGGAACAATTTTTGGACTAACTTCACTGTCTAGTGTGCTTTCTACTTCTTGAAAAATAGCTTTAACCACATCATTATCTAATCCTGTTGCTTGAGTCCAGCCGGTACTTAAATCATACGAAACCCTGAACTGTCCAAAATCTACTCTTGTTCCTTTGCTAGTTTTAACCTCATAAGTATGAACTATGTTGCCATTATAATCTTTAACTTCAACATCGCTTCCCTTACCAGCACCGCCTGTGGCTGATGCTGTGTACTCAAGCGAATTATTCTCGAAAAATGAATTCATCGCCGCAGCAATTGTAGATTCGTATTTTATACCCTTTACGGCGACATTTATTTCCTTTAAATATTTTCGCCAATTCTTTAATATCGGTTTCATATTCATTACCCTATAATTAGTATTTCTGAACTCTTGCCCATTTCTTTCTTTTCTTTTATTTCTTTTGATTGAACGTTTTTCATCCCATAAGACCACTTTCCGCTCATGTCAATTATGTCAAAGTCCTTGTACATCTCTTCTATGGTTGCTACATCTCCACTATAAGATAATACCCATTTGCTCCTCTCTTTCAACAACTCAAAAAGTCCCTCGTGATCAAAGTCTTTGTGTTTATTTCCTTTATCTCCATACAATTTTTCACGTTCTCTTTCAGAGAGCATGTATGGAGGATCTAAGTATAAGAACGCATTTGGATGTGTCAAGATAGAATCTTTAAAATCTGCATGTTCAACAACCAAATTTGGCTCTTTAAAGTCCCTTATCCTCTCAATAGAAGAATCAGTGAATCTGGCATACGATGCTTTCTTAGACCAGCCTCCACTGAATGTGGCACCTGAAAAGCTGCTGCGATTAATAGCATAAAAATTAGCAGCGTTCTTCAGAGAAAACGTTGTTTGACCTCGCAACTCGTCTCGGAGTTTTTTAAATTTCTTCTTTGGAAGTCCTCTTTCGTAGCGGCGTTTCACTACCAGCTCGCCATTCTTATTCTCTTCTTCTATTTCTTCTATCAGAGGATAAGCTTCGTCCTCTTTTCTTAGTTTATCGGCTTCATCTGCTAGCTCTTCGGGAGATTCTAGAAGAGCCTTCCAAAACCAAATAAGAGGTTCAAAGTCGTCGTAACCGTACACCTTTGTTCCTCTTGCAGCGATGGCCAACTCAAGAGAGCCACCCCCCAGAAAGGGGGCGCAAAGCTCCCCACAATCTGGGATATGGGGCAAAATATGCTTTACAGCACGAGTTTTGCCACCAGGGTAGCGTAATGGAGACCTCATTAGTACTTATTAACCGGGACCAAGTTATAGCCATTGATAGGGTGAGCCTGGATAATCTGAGGTAATGCGCCTTCGAAAATAAAGGGTCGTACCGTGGGGATTGTGAGAGAAATTCCTGCCGGCAACTGACTCTTAACTACTTCCCAGGCATCAACATATAAATTCTCTATATGTTGCATAGACTTCTTGAGTCCAGCGCGGGCTAGCACCGAATCATCATCAGTGGTGTAAAAGATCAATCTCACAGGTGCGCGATTGTTCTTCAGAGCATCACGGACATGTCGCCATGCGCGTTCAGCATAGGTCTCCCCACTGTTGTCAGACGTATTGACCAGAACGTAGGAGCCTTTGGTTAGCCCGAGACTTGTCAAAATCCATTTCTCCGCTTCTGCCTTCGTCATATGCCAGATCAACCCTTGACCCTGGCGGCTTCGACTTAAAATTGCGTTACGGATTTTTGTAACCATCCCGTTGATCTGGTTGTCATACGAGCGGTTAATATCAACGTCATGATAGAGCCAATCATCAACAGCTGTCTCGGTGTTCGCAAGCACACCCTTTTGAATCAGTTCAACACCTGACGCGACGAAATTACCAAAAGTAGAATTGTATTGTGGCTTCTTCTGGTTAGCTCGCAGCCCGTTTGTTATAGTATTGCGCAAACCTGTTTTGGTGCGAGTGTATATTGCAACGGGCATCCATTTTTCTCCGTTCTTTTGCGCTGCGGCGATGCGAGTACGACCTTCTATCGGCTCTCCATTGGTACAGATACACGGAGGAAATTCCGTCATATCATAACCATTCAGCCTGAAAGCGACTTGAAAGCTCTCACGACGGGATTGATAATCTTTATCGTCTCGGATACCAATGTTCTTCCAGTTGGAAGAATTGAAATCAATTGATTGCAATTCTAGCCATTCGAAATGTGAAAACGTCGCGTCTTGAAATTTCATTTGGCAGGGGGGAAGTTGATTGAGATCAATCGTTCCTTTATTATTGAAGCCCTTTCGAACTCTCACATTGCTCTTAGCCTTCTTAGCCTTCTTACCACTGGTAGTAGCGCCAGTATTCGCTTTCTTAAGAATCTCCATTATACTTCTCCTTTGGCCATAGCCATTTCATGGAAGGTGCGTTTGCCGTAGCACGTGCACCTTTATTCTAAATGTGATCTTTTTTTAACCCTCGACCACTATCGGGTATTATCTATATTATACCAACATTTTCGAAAATGTAAAATATTTTTTTTAATTATTTTTAAAAAAATTGAGGCACCTGTAAACCCGTGCCTCCCTGCGGTTGAGGGTATCAGTTACCCGTTCAGAAGCTCGCTGAATGCCTTATCGACATCAGATCCTTCTGTTTTGGCAACGTAGCGCTCCGACTCCTTCGAAACCCCTTCGGCATCTTCTTGAGTAAGCAAAAACTCGTCCAACATTGATTGAACATCTTGAGGAGTCTTGCGATCAAAAAGCTCCGAAATCTCTGGAATTGAATCAAGCCACTCATGGGTTTGATTCTCGTCCTTAGAAAGAAGGCTCGTCTTGCGACGTGGCGTAATGGAAGTCTGTGGGAATTGAGCCCCTACTGGTTTGCCATATTGAATGACCAAATCAGTTCCTTCAGATGGGTCAGTAATATCCCCATACTCAGGGTTTAATACTAGGTTTAACAGCTCTTTATAAGCCATCTTACCATAACCCCAAATCTTGACACCTTCGTCTTCCTTACCACGTATAATGACGGGTGTGAAGAAGCGCTGACGTGCTCCAAGCTTCTTGGCCAAACGAATGTTATCATCACCACCTTCGCGATATAAATTGCGAACAAGGCTATCCAACGCATCATCCTCTCCAAAATTTCTCTTGGGACTCAGAAAACCAGGATTTTCCCCTACATTATAGTGGAACCAAAATTCCTTGAAGGGATCACCATCTGACGTTGGTAGAAGTCGAATGACAGTTTCGCCATCATCTGGACGCCAGAAGGCGTTCTTCTTCCCACCACGGTTTTCAACCGAATCTAACTTTTCACGCATTTTATCTAAATCAATACCCATTATAATTCTCCTTTTTAGGTATAGTCAATTCGAATAATCTCTCGAACTGCTAAACAATACTATAGTATCAAATACCCTCATTGTCAAGAGAAAAATCATATTTTTCTTCTTGGATCAAAGAAGCAAAATGAACTGAATAGATATAGTCCTGACCATAGTCGTTCTGAAAAATAGAGTAAGAAACTCTTGTTTTGCCATCTAACCTCGAACGAATTTCACTTTTAATGCGAGATAAAAGCTTCGTATCGTTTTCAAGATTTTCTGCGTGTATGGAATAGTAATAATGTTTTTCGCGGGGGAACTGAAGGTCATATAAAAGATTCTCATTTCCTTTCTCATCTACAAATCCCAACGTTGCAATTCTGGCAATCTCTAAGGGTTCCGATAGAGTCTGCATTATCGGCTCGATGTTAGTGAAAACATTATACATATGATATGTTGAACTAATTAAATCGTTGATTTTATCATAAAAATTTCTGATGGTCAAATCCCCAATTAATTTTTCGCAATTGTCATTAGAAACAATGAACATATTTTTAATCAACACACTCCTAGTATACTGCTGAAGAACATGAAATGTAAGACGCTCTTGTTTCTGTCTCAAATCAGATAATAGATCAACATCTGGTTTTATATATACGAGATCGATATCTTTGGACTTGATTTGTTCTAGGAGCCTCAAAATAGCTCCCGATATGGCACCCGAGCCACCAACAAAAACAGCGTAAGGGGGCTTTGTTCGTTCTAGAAATTCTTGAACATTGGGAAAGCTTTCCTCATAAGCCTGATGAGAATTCTGAGCCTCGACGAGAAAAGAATGCTTATGTGGATGTTTTTCGGTATCGATAAGATAAACACTATACTGCGGATAAAATAAGAATTTTTCCGCTACGGCACAGCCGCCGCCGCCTAATCCAATTATCGTCGACATTCCACCCTCTTCATATTTCCGTAATCTTTTCCCATTGAAACGTTAACTTTGTATTCCCCGAATTCAGTATCTGAAAATGTTTTGATGATATCATTTAATAATGGCTGCTGTTCCTTACTAATATCTAAAACGATGCTATCGTGTATGATATAAGAGATACAAGATTCTGTATTCTTTAGAAGTTCTCTTATTTTTAGAGTCTGTCTTAAAACAATATCGCTTGTTGTACTTTGTATCAAATAATTAAAAGCCTTTCTATCATCTACTTCAATAATCCTTTTAAAAGGCGTAGTTAATTCGAAGCAATAATACTTTTGTAGTATTCTATCACGATCAAAGAGAGAATTCAACCCTTTATTTTTAGCATTGGGATTATAGAGCCAAGCAAATACTTTTTCTTTGACCTCACGTCTCTCATATTTGTTTTTATATATCTCAGCATTAATCCAGGAATGAATATCAACGTCAGGTTGTTCCTTTTCGGCAAGAGCCAACACCGTGCGTAATTCGGCTGAATTGTAATCCAGCTCAACCAATAGATCGTTTGTTGGCTTGATAATTGAGCGATTCGCCTTGTCTAGAGTTAACATCGGAAAAGAGTTCGGATTGGTAGAAAGACGACCGGTTACGGTACCATACTGATTATAGGAAATCTTAGTTTTATTTTTATCCTTAACTTTGAGAAGAGAAGATATCTTCTTGCTTGTCTTACTGAGATTACTCCAATCAATATTCAGATCTCTATTTTTTATTTCCTCAATCAAAAAAGATAAATTCTTTTGAAACTCATAATCATAGGGTTTTTTTGTTTTAGTTGTATGGGCACAGATAATATTTTCGGCGTCACACCAGTCTCTGATAAATTTAAGAGGGATAGTGTCATAAAAACACAGATCTTGTTCGTCTAATTTTGCTTCTCTAAAGGATATATAAAATGAACGAAGTCGCGAAATTAAAGATGAAAAATACTCTTTATATTCGTCCGGACAACCCTCTAACAAAGTTTGGCCTCCGGACCAAATATAAGCATAGTCATATTTTTGAGGAGATTCAATATGAGAATTGTATCTCCAAGTTATACCATCTAATATATCAAGATTATCCTTGAATGTCTCTTCATGGTAAAATTTACTTTTACATTTCTCTTTAAAATCAATTACTTGAAATAGATGTGAACTTTCTCTCGACATTAAAACCCAAATTTTATGTACAAGAATTAGTATCTTCAGGATTATTATTACGCGGCAAGTCCGTAAATGGGGGGGTGTAATCAGGACATTCGCTGCGTTTCGGAATTGGAGCAGACGTCCTAATATCATAAAGGTGCTTATGTCGCTTCTTAAGCTTGCGATTCAAAAAATCCAGTGATTTTAATTCTCCATATAGATTATATACCTTCTTAGCATTAAATAATATGTATTTAACTTCTGCTTTGGAAAATTTAGCATCTGTCTCGTTCATTCTTAACATGAAATAACGCCCCAACCAGAAATCCTTAACAGTATAATCACTTTCTGCCTCAAAGTCAAGAGCTTTTCTCTGTTTTCTTACTTGTGATACGATATCGTCGTTGCAGGGGCTACTTTCATACTCTTCATAAAAAGGCGAATCACCAATGAAACTTCGATACATCTGATAAAGATAGGTTTTCAAATATTTCATATCCAGCTCGTATGTCTTGAAATAATAAATATCAAATATATTAGCCAATCTAGAGGCACGGAATTCAAGAGACGTATTAATATCGGCTGTCCCAGGTCCGGTGCCCGAAAAATCATAATCAATAGAGATTTTAGTATAGGATTCCTTTAATACGTCAATACTTCCCACTGAGCTATAATATAGTTCTTCGTCCGATATTTTCTTTTGCATATAGCAAGAATTGAGATTGGCAACAATCCGCCATGGAATATTTTTATCAATTATAAAACCATGATTGGAAGCAAAAAATTGAAACATTTTAAAGTTATTATCATTAACAAAAACATTATATTTAATTTTGTCATTGGAATATTTTTTATCACTAATTTCAATTGCCAAGCCGCCGATGCGAGTGGAGCAAAAACGACTTCCCACGAATCCAGACAATGTAAGCGGCGCGCCCAAAGATTTTAAAAAATCATAAAATTGAAAAAAATGATCTACAAAATTATCGAAATTTTTAATTTTATTATTAATATCCTTTCTACTAAGATATTCTGCTAATTGGCTATATATAAACCCCATATGCTGGTGATATTTATCATAAACGCTTTCCCAACCATTAGTTACCGTAAAATTGACATAAGGAGAAGTAAAAAATTCACTATTTCCATATATACTTTCTTTTGTTATAGTCTCTACTAATTCATTAAAAGCTTTAGCTACGAATCCCAATGCAAGGTGTGTTGCACCATCTTTAGTTTGCAGAAATGAAAGAAGATTTTCTTTGGGAATAATGAAATCACCACGATGATTAATTTTTCCATATAAATTTCTTTCCCCCCACAGGTCTAAGACAGCGTTTTCCAATTCTCCTGTCTCCTTTACTAATACTTTATCCCGATACAAAGATCTGCGATAATATAGATCTACAGTATCCATTTCATTATCTGCATAAGGTAGTTTTGGTTTTGGAAACGCCATATATTAAATAGGCTCCAATAATCTTTTTAAAATACTACCGAGATGGCATTTCATCGATTTTGCGAATAAGTGAACTGGGAGGGGCTTGTGTACTATTGGGTTGATTCCGCTGTGCACCTGATTGTTCTTTGGGAGCAGCCTTAATTTGTCGAGGGGAAGCGGCACCTGCACAAATTCCACTATCTTGAAACTTGCAAGATAACGTTACAAAATACCCACTTGATGACAAATCTCCCTCAACTCTGTATACCATATAATATCCCCCCAAGCCCAGAAGTGCTGCCATCTGCGCGTCGACTCCCATTGTTTTCGGATCAATGTAAATATATTGCCCGGTTTTAAAAAGCGGACACCCCCACAAAGTCACATCAGCATCATATTTGGTGAATAATTGTCCAATATTTGTGAGCCCTTTCTCAACAATATTGGCTTCATCAGAATACTTCATTTTATTAGCTTTAAATTTAATATCTTTGACGATACCTCTATCTAATCCTATACCAAGATGGTATACACCATTTACATCATCAGCAAGACGGGTTATCCCATCATTTCCCGTTATAGTTTTTGAAGGACTCATGGTTGCCGGTGCGTTATTGGAAGCATGAATAATTATGTAATCAATATATGAAGTGGGATCCGACCGGTCAGACCGAGAAAAATTTGAAACAATTTTTTTTAAGTCCCCTACGCTACTAATTCTAGAAAATAACCCATTACTTTTTGGGATGGGTTCTTTTCCTGGGCCGGGGATAGCCAGCTGGGTATATTCTATCCCCAATTGCGCGACGGAACGTCCCACCTCGTCAAAACAACTAGCACCCAATGCATTACCAATGAGAGTTGTCATTAAATGTTTTATAAAAGGTAAGACGTGGTAAGTGGACGCACCAGGACTAATGACGTTATTTTTATACCACACAATAAATTCATCTAACGAAACAGGTAGATCACAGATATTAACTTCTGTATCTTCTCCCGTTGCTGGATCTGTAAAGGATAAATTAGAAATAATTGCTCTTACTTTTACAGGACGTTGAGTCTTGTCCACGTTTTCAGCAAAAATATCCATAGCTACATTAATAAGATCACCAAAATAAAGATAATATATTCTTTTGTGGCCTTTGGGGACTTTGCCATCTCCCTTCGAAGGGGTAGAAATTTTAGTTTCTAGAATCTTTTTTTTGGCGGCTTTCGCAGTATCTTCTTTTACGGCATCTTTTAATCCTTTTTGCATTGCCGTTACTGCATTGCCGCCGCCTGCGCCTGAACCAAAATGTGCTTTTGCTAAAATAGAATCTGCTGTCGTGCGTGAAGCGGAACCTGCTTTTCTTTTTTTAGCATAGTCTGTTTTCGTCGCGCTATCAGCCAATTCTTCTCCTTGCCATGCTATCAAGTCTTCTTTGCGAACATCTACGTACTGGACCAAATTATTATCTGTAATTCGCGCCAGAAACGATTGATATAATTCATACTTCAACATATCCATTTGAGCTTGTGACTGCTCTTGGATTTCCGATTTCTTTTTAGCTACTTTTGCTTGTGCTTCTTTTTCAATTTCAGTTTTCTTCTTTATTAAATCTTTTCCTTTAATTTTTTTATTAACCTGTTCTACTTCTTTTTCAGCCGCAATCATACTTTCTTTTTCTACATTGGCGACTCTTTCCGACTTACGATTTTGAAGTGCTAATAACTGTCTTTGTATGTCGAAAAATAAATTTGATTCTTCTGAGAGAAGATCACTTTCGATACTACCTCTATACGAAATTGATAATTCAAGTTTACCATCATTATGAAACTCCATTTGATGACTAGTCATTTCTAGAAATAGATTTAATTGCATTCTTTTAAGTAATTTTGTAAAAGATTTAAAATCTAATGTCTTATTATTATTTAAAAATGAACTATTTACAAATTCGTTTGTTTTATCGGGAGGAATTGCCCAACCAATTTGAGCCCTTATTCTACGATAATTTGGATTAATATTTTGTGTTGTAGGGCTCGAATTCTTCTTTTCAGCTTTGGTTTTTGGTTTTCGGCAAAACGAAGTTGGGTTAGACAAATCTGCATTCTCTCTTTCTTTGTTGGATGGAACCATTTTTCTAACTCTCTGTACAAGATCGACATAAGAAACCCCACTTTCTTGTGGTTTCGTAAAAGCATCAACACCTGTAAAAATCATTTTTAATCTAGTTGTAATGGATTTATCAACTGTTGCGGGATCGCCACCATCAAAAGTATAAGAAAAGCTCTTTATACCTGCGGCTCTCCCTCTCCCCCTGCCGGATGATAAAATCTCTCCAATATTGTCTTCGTACATATGATCATCAAAAAATATTTCTCTTGCACCACTCTCTTGGTGTACACCACCGGCAATATCATGGTCGACTATAAAAAGTCTTATTGTGGGCTCTAACAATGATAATTGAGCAGGTGATAACTTAAAAAATATTTCCGCGCCGGGTTCTGCTGATAAGATAGACACTATCTCAGAAGCATGAACAGAAATAGGAATTATACTAGAATATTCTTTTGTACAATATCTTTTAGCTAATTCTTTCCACCCATCAATAAGGAAGCATTGATTTTGCCATCTTTTTACACCAACACTTGGTTTTTCATTTGCAGCCATCGATATTTCCCCTAAATACCATAATAACTGTATAATTTATCTAATGGGTGGGGAATATAAACTATATCACCATAACGTACATGAGCTTCTGTGGGACGCTTATTAAACCAAGCAATTGTCCACCAAAGTTCTGGATCGCCATAATTGGTTGCAGAAAGTTTCCAAAAACGATCACCCATCACCCACATATGTCGTTTAAGAAAAAGGCTTTGAATTTGTACTTGTGTTGGATACTTTAGTTCACCAGTAACATATTGTTCAATGAAATCTTTATTTCTCCGTTTCAGAATATTAGAGTACAGTTCACTTGAATTATAAACCACTTCTCTTGAACTATTTCTTCGCACCGTCATATAAATTATCTCCTCGAAACTATTAATAAATAGTGTAACTACATATGTTTCTTTCGGAAACAAACATGAAAATTATTTTGATAAGGCTCCTTCTGTCATCTGTGACATCAAGGATTGCGCTATCTCCCCATCGGGCAAACTCATATTTGGGCCAGCTTGTCCAAGAGAAATGTTTTTTCCAGTTTCTGGATCAGTTTCGCCAGATGGTAAATCTGCCATTGTCTGTTGGGGATTATCTGAAAAGTCCTCAACAGTAGACGATACTGCTAACTCCTCATCCGTCATTGGTGCGTGAGCATTAGGTAACGGAGATGCGTCACTTGCTCCCAATTTATTAATTTTAGATGCACCAGCCGGAGGATAAGGGCTCCCATACGGAAATTGAGGGGTACCAGCGGCATTGGTTTCTGTTAATCTAGAACGCGATGCGCCCGCTTCCCACCCAAGTTTATGAGTGTGAAGAACAGTGAAAGCAAAACTTAAATTAAATAATAATGGATATACTTCGCCAAATCCTGGATCATAAAAACCAGCGCCTTCAAAATCAGGAGTTAAGGAGACCGCACCGTTAATAAAACCCAATAGCCCCCCTTCTCTAACTCCTTTTATATTTTTTCCTTGACCTTTCGTCACACTACAAATTAAATTTGCAAACTTAATCTTCAAAAGAGGTGATGCGCTGATTTGTCCTGCGCCTCCGACCCCTGAAGATGGAGAATATGCAGGATATAACATTGAAAAAAACAATGAAGCTTTCTCTAAATTTAACTTTGCCTCATCATTGCTAAATGCAGGGACACTCCAGCCCACAGCTATTTCTCTTGTGGTACCTTGAAATGTTGCAATAGGATCCATTCTTCCATATACTGACTCCGCATTCCAAGAAGAATTATAAGTATCAGAAAATTGTGTGAGAAATGCCTTAAACTCAACTATTTTCCCAGTAGGCACATGCATAATCTGCAAACCAAGAAGTTTCTTGGCGTATAGTTCCTCTGTGCCGTCACTTTTCATTTTAAGTACTCTCCAACATTGGTTCTAGTTTTCCTTTCAGAAAACTTTCATACACAACTTTTCCAAGACGATATCCATCAACCTCTAAAATAACCTCTTGTTTCGGTGCAGGCTGGACAGCAGGCTTGCCAACTGCTTTAGCGGGGGGGATCGTATCGGGTTCCCCGCCTGGGAAGAAAGAGTTCGCGAAGGACATGATTTCAGAGGCTATCGACATGTCTGTATCTGGTGTCGCTGGGCTCAAAACTTCTGTAAATTCAGTTAGTCTAGAAAGCGGAACAATAGCTTCGGGACCTCCTTCTCCTACACCGACAATCTGTGGACCACTGACGATGCCCCCTTCAGCAAACCAATTAAGCGGATTTAAAGTTTCACCAATGCTGCTAGCCATATCCCCCAACATATCTAAAGGATTGAAATCCGCGAGATAATCGATTGCCCCTCCGATTCCCTCGACTACGCTTTCGACTGTGCCTGCTAGCCACTTAAATGGTGCAGTAATAAAATCAAAGAATTCTCCGGCCCATTCCATTGCGTCACCGAAGAAATCTGCTATAGCAGTCCCAGTATCCCCAAATAAAGATTCCATAATCGATCTTCCCATGGATGCCAAAGCTGCTGGCAGTTTGGCTGCTAATTTAAAAAGTGCTGTAGGGATTCCGACAAACAGTAATTTAAGGGTGGCTAAAGGCAGATCCCAAAAAATTGCTTTAAATAATTTGCCAAAAACAGATAAAAATGTTCCAAAAAACGCACTCCCTTCACCAGTCTCCTCTTCGAAAGCATTTGCTATCATGTCCGGAATGCCTATTATAAAGTCAACTATCGTATCCGGTAGGGTTTCGAAAACTTTAATCAGCCCTTCGGTCAACCATATGAGCCCCTCGGCAATACCTTGCAGTATTATATATGGTAATTTAAGCATAAAAATGGATACCTTCATCAATCCCGAAATTAAACTTTCCGCAAAATCAAAAATAAATTGTGGACCATCAGTAAATAATTTATAGAGCAGGACAATCGATCCAATAATCAATCCTACCGGACTCATAACAGCGCCTATCACTACTCCCAATACCTTAAATGCTAAAAATAGTACTCCTAACTTTCCAATCAATTTCATCACCGGAGCTAAGATAGTGAATAAAGCGCCTCCAAGCTCTTCGACAAATTTAAACACTGGTTCGATCATTTCAAACCCTTCTAATATTCCATCAAAAACTCCCATCACTGCATCAACAAGAGGCTGCATTATCAACATCATTCTATTAAATATGGCATTCATTTTATCACTCATGCTCATCGCATCTTTTGCGCCTTGAGTCAAATCTGTTAAACTACCTGCTGCTACTGCAGCGGCGGCTTCTTGTTCGTAATATACATCAAGGCTGTTACCGAACAGCTTATTGGCCTCGGTCATATCATTAATGCCCGCTGCGTTCATAATTGCTTTTCTTTCAAAGCGACCCATTGATTCCCAAGATTTACCAGATGCAGCAATTCCTTCCCTCATTAATTCGATTCTTTCTGCCTCAGTTGCGGATACCATTTGCATAGTATCAAAATAAGCCCCACCCAATAACGCATTTAAAGAACCAACATGGTCTGCAGCGCTTTCAAAAGTATCAAATCCTTCAGCGATTCCCAAAAGAGAACTCATTTCTACACCTGTGGATTTTACTTGAGCAGATAATTGTTTGAAAACCTTAAAACCCTGTTTCCCAAATTGTCCAATGACATTTCTGGCAGCATTAAAATCTTTCATGATAATACTGGGTGGCACCTTTAATGCTTTTGCCAAACCAACCATATCGGCTACTGTATTCTTTGCTGCAGTGTCACTCATCTGTAAAGACATTTGGAGAAAATCCATCGCTTCGGCAGTAGTTTGAGCCTCGATATTAAAATAATCTAAAGTAGTGGTAAAAGATGCCATATCTGCTTGTGCTTGCCCACTTAAGGCAGAAAATCCAACAAATTCTGTATAAAGAGTCTTAACGGCGGCTGCGGTTTCGGCTGATTGTACTCCCAATGAAAGAGTGCTTCGATACGAATTTATAAACACATCATTCATTTCGCGACCAGCACCGGTTACCTGCCTGATTTCCGCTTCAATATCTGCAAATTCTTGTATGCGAGCGAATGTGTTGGCAAGAATATTAGTAATTAAGCTGATGGGATTAAATAGATTTTGAAAATCAGCTCCCATTTTTCCAAGAGTGTCACCCATATCCACACCCTGTGTAATACCCGTTGCAAGGGTTCCGGAGAAACCTTCCATGTTTTTATCTAACCCAAAGACATTGCCGCCCAGCTTTGCAAATTCCGATCCTAAGTTTGAAGAACGTTCTGTTAATTCTTCCATCTGTTTGATGTCTTCTGCTTGGGCAGCTGCAAGCTCATGCATATTCTTTACAAGTTCAGCTGTTTCTTCGGCGTCAGCCTCTAAAACCTCTGTAAGACGTTCACGGAGACGTATTTCCTCCTCAGATAATATGTTTTTTTTCGCAGTCTCCTCTAGTTCTGCTAATCTAAGAGCTGCCTGCTGCTTCATTATTTCAATATCGCCGCCAGCAGTTAAGCGCATCTCGGCAAATATTTTGGCACTCTGTTGGAGCTGTTCACTCTGCTCTTTAAGGATATCAAGTTTTGCAGAGACTGCTTCGACAGATTTACCTTCTGCAGCTGCTAGCTCATTGAGTAATATTTTTTCTTTTTGGCGCTCGGCATTAAGTGAAGCCAGTGCTGCTTCAAGCCGCGCAAGTTGTTCTGGAGTTAGATTCGATGGGGGCATTCAAAAGGACCTCTATTTAAACGGCCATTTGATGCCCGTCTCTCTTTCAAATGCCTTAACGGCATTTTGAAGCTTATATTTATCGCGTTGAGTTCGCGGATCGTCGAGGCCATGCTTTAGATAGCTTTTCATGTACATCTTCTCACCGGCAAGCGCCATAACAAATTTCTGTACATCTTTTTGGGTGCCTCGCACAGTCAAATTTGGACTAAATCCTGAAGTGCCAAACATTGCTTTCAATGTGATCATCAAGTTCGAACCAAAAGTTGCAAGCGAAACTTCATTCAATACCTTGTATTTATGCAAATCAATTGTAATACTTTCCATAAATAAAACCTCTACTAATCATTATAATTAGTTTTTATCTACAAAATACATCATCTTCTCTGTCTAGAAGAATTTCTCGCCTGTTCATGACGCTCTTTTTCTTCTTCAAATTCGCGTTTCAGGCGAGTTAAAAACCAGTTTCTTAATCCAACTGGCATATTATACGCTTCAACCAAGCTGATCTTTCCATGAAAAACAAGCGCAAACATTTGCTCATATACATTTTCACTATAGTTATGATCGAGGCCAAAAAAAGTCCGCACTAAGCGGAACCTCCATTCCTTGCTCATGATCGCAAGCGTTGCATTCAAAATGTGTTGTCAAATCAATGTTGGGTACCAGATTAGCATAAGTTTCTCTCAAGTTTCTCGAATCGGATGCTGGCATTAATTCCAGGAACTCATTAACCATCTTTCTGTCTGTAACATTATTCAAAGAAACCACAATTTTCTTAAACATCTCGATTAAACTGATGTCTTTATTGTTTCTAGTATTTTCTATGCCATCATGGCCGTTAAGGAGTCTTACCTCTGCAACAATATTTGTCTTTGGCAATGTAAGGATAAAATTACCCCTATCATTCATTTGAACACCGGTAGGTATTTCAAATTCATCACTAGTAGCCAGTAAATCTCCCAAATCCATTTCATGAGCCTGTGATACTCCACATTCAGGGCACGAAATTTTTACCTTATATTCTGCCCCATACGCTGATATTCTGGCTGCAACTATTACAGCGTTTTTATCGCCCAAAAACAAATCTTTAACATTGATATTTTTGCTAACCAATAAACTGTGTACTACTCTATCGAGAGCAACGCCTTTCTTTACTAAAGAACGGTTAGTGAGAATATCTTCTTCTTTGGCTGTCATCTGGTGGATTTCAATATGATCCTGGTTGTGCAGTGCGTGACCTTCGGGATAAAATCTTCCTCCCGTGGGAAGTTTAACAAATTCAGTAGGACGTATGAAATTTAACAAGCTATTCTTGTTTGTATTTTCAGTGTTTTCCGTTGCCTCAACAGGAATAGTAGGCTCTTCCGTGGCAGGTGCTGAATTTTCAGGCGCTGCCAAGCGAGCACTATTATTTCTTGATTCCATTTTTACCTCTTAAAATTTTTACCTCTTAAATTAACCTTTATTATCTAGTGGGCTAGCAAAACGAGGTACTAGACCCGGAGCTGCCATATCGGCCCATCCGCCGCGAACACCGCCTGCGGCTGTCATATAGGCAAAATCATATTGAAGATCAAATTTAACTTCCACCAAACCATCGTTCTCATATCCTAGATCACCACCAAAATCAATAGTACCGCCCATCCAAGCGTTGTTCAATGTCCATTGATCGATAATATCTAAATCCATGTTAGCTAGAAAAGTATCTGTAGGGACCTTTGTGGCACCACCTACAGGCAAAGGCTTGCCAATTTGGGTAATTGTGACCAAATCAAAAGGAGATGTTGCTTGAGCCTTTGTAATGCATGTCGACGCAGCATTCATATTTTCGGGCCACGTATATCCTGCTTGTCTCAAAATACCTAAAAGGGTAGCGCTCATATCAGGATCAGCTGTATCGACAAGTACCACACTAATTGGTTGCCATACCGCACGATTTGGATATCTAAAAGTATGATTTAAAAACTTATGTTCTGTTGCATCAAGCTGAACCTTGGGTTTTCCAATACTTTTACATGCGAATGTGGGACCATCGCCCATCTGACCAAAACTAATGTAAAACCTAAATTGCCTTTTAGGCTCTACCATGGTCGAATTCCAAAAAGTTGCTGGGTTTAAATTACTTGCCATTTAACTAATCTCCTGTGTGGCTTCTATATCTTAAATAGTCACCTATAAAATTTTAATCCTCAAAAGAAGCGCCGGTTGATGTAATATAGAAGTCTAAGGCAATAAATTCGATAGCTCTTGCGGGCTTCAAATAAACCTTAGCATACATAACATTTCGATCAATCAAATCTGGTGTGGTGGTAGTTTCATCCAGTACCAATTTGTAATCACTCAAGCCAAATCTGGTTTGTACATCAGATAAAAGTGGTTCAACCTGACCTTTGAATCTCGCCCATGTTGCAGGTACGTTTTGATCAAAGAGTAGGTTGTTTGCAATGGTCGAGATTCTCTTCTTAAGATAAATTAACAATCTCCTCACATTAATTCTATCCAAAGCAGTGGCTTGAACTTGACACGTCTTCTGACCAAAAACCACAATACCTTCAGTTGGGAAAGAGGCAATTGGATTGATTCTATGCTCATAAAGCTTATCACGATTCTTAGATGTAAGCTTCTTGCGTACATTCGTCACTGGAATGCCTGCAGAGCCTTGTGTGAGACCTCCGCGATTAAAACCAGCTGGAGCAAACCAAAGTTCAGAACGTGCCGCAGAAGAGCCCATCGTTCCTAAAGCAGCAACCGAAGGCGGAATCCACAGTAGCTGACCGCTTCTCCTATCGCGGGTCTGGACCCATGGGAAAAATGCCGAACCATAACTTGAATCTGTTGAGCGGATTTTCCAACTATTGATCGCATCTGTTACGTTAGGAAGCTTAGGATAACTATCTGATGCGCCTTCTGCTCGTGGCTGATAATCGTTTTGAATGTCAACAATAGCTAAAGCATCTCCTCTATCCTCACATACATCAATTAAATTATCTGTGAGACCGGCATGAGTAATACCAGGTATCGTAGCCAGATTATAATCTACAAATTCTGCATCTGTGACGATATTGATAGCCCGTTGAAGTGAATGGACTGCGTAATTAGCCACTTCCGTGGAACCTCCAATCGTGGGCATGACGTTGGTGTTTGCCAAAAGAGTATTTCTAAAGGGGTCGAGTTCTCGAATATCAAATCCATCAAAACCACCGTATAGAACAGTGGTGAATTTATTAATATCAGCAGTGTTAACTAATTCAGCTGCGCCGCTAGCGGCTGTGTAAGAGAAATTTCCTGCACGTGCGCCATCTTGATAAATCCACTCCACTGGAGCACCAGAAGAAGATACTCTTACAATATTATCCAGAGTAAATTTATATTGCAACGTTGCTACGCCAGAGGAGTCAGTAAGTCCTGCCGGAAGTACGCGTGTCAAATCAACAATATCCGAAGATAGGCGTCGATTTCCGGCGCTTTCCATCAAGTCAGCACCAAAATATGCATTAAGCTGTCCGTTTGTGCCCATAATGACACTTGCGCTCTGTACAAGAGGGATAGACGGAAATTGAGCGACGACTTGTGTCATGCTCGCTGCGGTACCGCTGCCACCCTCATTGAAGGCGAAATCTACCTTGTTCGTAGCCGGGGAGCCCGACAACACCGGGCCGTCAACAATCTCTAAAGCATCTGCAAAAGCAGCGTCTTGGGCAATAGTTCCTACTTCGTAAGTTTTGCCACCGCTGAAGCCGCCGTTGTCTATAGTAAAATCAGCGAACTTGGGGGGACCAAGTACACCAAAAGGCATAAATGAAGGATTGCCTCCACCTTGTGCCACTGTATTGTGTACTTCAACACGCACATGATTAGATTTATTATCATAATCTCCACGAGTTTCCAGACGTTGTTCAGTGATATTATATTGCATGTATTTATCACCAATTCTGGCGGCAATATAATTAATAGAAGCAGGATTAAGATTTAGCCCACTAAATGTCTCTAGGACATTTTTCTCCCGATCATTATCCGCCATATGGCGAACTTCTACAGTAAAAGTAGGATAAGGATCCACTGTTTGTTCTTGAGCTGTGGGGAAACGAAGATCTCTAATAGAAATCTTTACTTTATTTTGCGTTTCGTGACCGGAATCGTAGAGTCCATGTAATCTGAAAAGTCTTTGAGTACCATTATCTGCAGTAAAACCCGAAGCAGGAGTATTCAAATCTTGAGATACAAACCATCCTGATTTTGCTGTCGGGGGACTGAAATCAGCGTCTTTAAGATTTCTGAAATCTCCCCCTTCGGTCTCTGCAGTTATGTTTTGGAGCTGCAACATTAAACCAATCATAGGCGCTTCGTCTTTGCCTGTAGCCGAAAGTGCGCTGACGGCTCTTTCAAAGGTTTGCCCTAAGAAATAACCTTTATTGTCGCCAGAAGGATACAAATTAGTATTCAATTGTGTAGGATCGGTATTAAAAACGTTTCTAATAAAATTCGCGTCATTAACTGAAAAGTTAAAAGTCTTAAGTCCAGCAGTACCATTTGAGGGATTTAGATAAGTTTTAAAACTGGGAGATCCGTTAGCAGTACTCTCTATCATAGTAGCATTTGATTGGGTTACCCCGGTGGTCGCGTCGGCCATCCCGGTGATGCGACCACAGTTGCTTATATTACCACTTAAAATCAGTGACGCGTCAGAATTGCAATACCATATCGCTGCTAAAGTTCCAGTAACAGACGTGACAGATCCACTAGGGAATACAAATAATCCATAAGCGCCGCCACCAGCGGTGGTGGGTGATTGAGCATTCCAGCCGTTTACACCAACGGTGGTCGATGTTGCATCGGGACTTTGAGCGCCGAGCACACGCACGAATGTTAAAGGTTGATTATTGCGTAAATAAGCTTCTGCGGCATAAGTACTATACATGGGTGAACCTTGTGAAGGGTTACGCCATGCATCTCTTACATCGCCTCCTGCCACGGGTTCGCCAAAAAGCTTGACAAATTGTTCATATGAGTGAACACGCGTTGGCAGGAATGCTGGACCTTTGACGGAGCGCCCAATAACTACCGGACCTCTTTGTTCGAAGTCAACTGTGTTGACTTGGGATTGGTCTATTTCGGTGGTAAAAACACCAGGGGATATGAAACGATATTTATCTGCAGGCATTGAACATTCTCCTATTATATTATATATTTAATTAAGTTGCTTTAATGCTATAGTAAATAGTAAATAACTTTATGAAAAGAACTAACCTCTAAAAAAACCATCATCGTTATTGGGGTTCTTGTCACCAAACAAAACCCTTTCTCTTCCGATTCTTATCTCCACAAAATTCTGCGTCTTAATTATCTTTGGCAAATTTGCATTAACACCGGAACCAATTGTATAACCAAGGACATCTAACGTCACAGTAGTTTTATATGATCTCTCTTTTTCCTCAAGGGCATTTGTATTATCAAAAGAAAAGTCAGGTTTGACGAATGCTTCGTATGCATGACCATTCCTTTCTAGAACAAAATAATTACTGGGATTGGTACCATCAACCGTGGCAGCTAATATCTCATTCATTTGCTGTTGGTATTCTGTAAAAATCACTATTTCGTAAGACATATCCATATAAGCCGGATATGGAACTGTGATAGTTTCATAAACCACTTTTTTATTTTTTCTCTTCATGTTTGGATCATTAAGTTTGCTTTTTCTATAAGCAGCAGCAGTCGCAAATTTGTTTGTCTCGTTTTGATTTAATCTACGTGAGATAGTGAGCCGTCCTTGATTAAAACTTCGAAGACGGTCCAACGCAGCATAATATTTTCCTCTTTTCGCCCGATCTTTATTGATGCCCTTTCTTTCTATTGTTATCAAGGGATATATAACCATTCCATTGTTATCTCTTAACTCTCTAAGTTTTCTAGCAAAGGATCTTTCAGGGGTTACCCAATAAATTGGAACTTTCTTAAATCCTTCATTTGTTCTAGTAGACATATTCAAATTGTTATCAAAAAAATCATGCACAGAAAAATCAATATTCTCAATTGTTGAAGGCGTAATGATTTGTTCCTCAATTACTTTGGGATTTTCCACCCCCGTATAGGTGTAGTCAATATCTTTTTGTTTATTATCGGGCATCAAAAACCCCCTTACGTGATCGTATGCATTTTGCACTTATTTCTATTTGATGACTAACTTGACCAAACAATTGGGCTGGAAAGTCTACATTAACTATCTCATAATATAATTGTCCATATAAAATAAAGTCACCTTCGCGAACAAATAGGTTCTGATCCTCTGAGATTCTTCTATTATGAAAATGACATGTTAAGGCACCCGTTTTGTCCATACCATATGTATGACTCGTTTCTGTTGCTATATTATCCCATTCTATAAGGGCCATAACCCGAATTGGAGGTAAGAATGTTTTTTCTATTGCCTCGCCATATAAAGGATGGAAATCACTACTTTCAACATCAATAGGGTAATAGAGTATTGTCTGTCCAATTACTCTTTCAATTAATTCATCACTGACTTGTTTTACCAAATCACGTTCTTTCTTATTAAAGAACAGTGGAGGAGGTGGTTGGGCTGGCTGGGACCACTTATTTTTATCATACGACATCTAATTCACCCCACATATACGCCGTATGGTATAGATTGAAGAATTTCATTGGCGGATTTTACCATCCCTGCCTGTTCTTCCTCAACTTTAGCATAAGTCAATTCAGCCAATATAGTCTTCAATTCCTCCCTTAACTTCTCCTGTTCATCTTTTGCCTGACTCAATAAATCAGAAGCATTTAAATTCACAGTATTTCCTGGAATGGGGATTGTCGTAAATTTTCCTCGAACTTGTCCTAAAATCTCTTTAGATAACGATAAAGCAAAACGTCGAATCCATTGTTTACCAATTGAATTAATGTTTTTATAGGGAATATTGGCGAAAGGGACTGTATTTAAGTTATTAACACCTTCGACACCTGTTTTAGCAGTAGCTGTATCGTTCCAAGGATCCAATTTGGTGGTAAATTCTATCCAGTATTTATTAGGAGAATAAAGGCCAGGTAATGGAAAAATTCGAATTTTATTATCCTTTATCTCATAAGAATAATGAGAATTTCTCGTATAAATCGCATCTTCATATGCCATAGCTTGAAGTTTATTTTGCCATGTAGGTATGACCTCAAAGGTAGAATCATCAGCATACATTCCGTAAGTAGACAAATTACCAATCGTATTAATTCCACCATAATAACCGTAAAAACGCCACATGGCATGAGGAGTTTTATACCATACACGGCGGATCGTTATTCGATTATTGCCCACTTTTCCGTAAAAAGAAGAAGAAGTATCATTACTAGAAGCTGATTGTACTATTTGTTGGAGATCGTAATCTTGTACTCCGTTAACTTTGTCAAAAGAAGCAGAATAGATGGGCTGCGTGCCCCCTAGTCCCACTTCGGTAACGGTACGGTCACTTATTTGCTTTACATATCCAAATTCAAATTTAGGATACTTGAGAGCCATATTGGGATCATCTACAAGTGGGGAATCTGTTTTATGTTGCCCATCGTGATCAAATGTACCCGTTGGTGTTCCCAAAGCAGAACCCATGGCATTTTTTGCTTGATATATATTGACGATATAAGAATATTCCAATACTGATTCTTCATAAGCGGCAAAAACATTCTTTTGGGTTATTTCAATATCAAGGACATCACCGCCCAGTTTGCGATATGTATAATTAACTTGATCAACAGCGCCAGAAATAAAATCCGTATTAGCAACATACATACCATAAGGATAATTAGCAGCTGTGGCAGCCTCTGTTAATGATCCTGTTTCAGGTAAAACTATTGCAGGGGTCTGTGAAGCAGGTGTTAAAGTTGGAACTGCCATTCATTTGATCTCCTTGGCTTACTAGGTAAATAGTATTCAGAAAGGAGTATCAAGCTTTTTTAGTTCTGGACTTGACGACCTTCTTGGGTGGTGCCTTCTTTTTTGGGGCTGCAGCTGCTGCTGGGGCACTCTCAGGGGCTTTTGGTGCCGGTGGGGTGGTTTCACTCTTGGCTTGGCGAGCCTTCTCTTGTGCGGCCAATAAACGCAGTCTCTTTTTCTTTCTACCCATGGTAAAACTCCTTTTATGTAAATAGTTGATAATAAAGGAAAAGCCCTGGTCTCAAAGAAACCAGGGCTTTTTTCTAGGCTACACTAAAAATTATGCGCTCGCTGCGCCGCTCTGACCAAGCAAGCCTTCGACGACAACCAGACCATACATATCAGGTCTAACCATCTTCTTAGCATACCGAGTCATGACGCCTTTGCGCGGCACAAAGTCTTCCGTACCAAAAATGGTAGGGGTGACCTGTAGTGGCACGTAAGGAGCGTATACGTAGCCGCTTTCGAGGAAGCTGCCTCCCTTGCGACCTACAAGCACCAAATTACGTGGGAAGTAGGGATCGACATAGAGATCAAATTTCTTCGAAATCGAACCAACGTTAACGGCACCAACAGTACCTTTATCACTATCAGCTGTGACACTAGCGCGGAATCCAGCAGTAAACTCAAGGATGTTTGCAACTTCAGGAGATGTAACTATGAAGTTTGCTCCACCACGGAGAGTCTTGCGATGAATCTGGGCGCTTACGTCGTTCATGGTCTCGACAAGAGTCTCATACCATTCACTGACTGTACCGGTGAAATCGGGGGCTGCAGTATTTGCACCAATTTCA